AGCTTTAAAACCTACCTGTTCAAATTCAGAAACTAAATTGATAGATGGTACGAGTGGACACACTTATACTGTTCTGTCAATTTCAATCTGTGAAACAGCAGGTGCTGCAGAAACATTTGACCTGTATGTCGATGATGGCGATGGTGGTACAGACCATTATATCTACAAGACACAGGCATTAGGGGCAAATGAAACTTTTGTACATAATGATAAAATAGTTTTAGAAGCTACAGATATGCTTGGTTTTATAACTGCTTCATCAGCAGATGTTGATGTAGTTGTAAGTTATTTAGACCAAACATTATAGGAGAATATTTATGAGTGGAATTGTAGGGAGTCGCTTTAATATAAGAGGCTCTGGATTAGTAGGAAGTTTAGGAACTGACGGACAGGTATTTACATCAGCAGGTGCAGGTAAAAGTGCGGTTTTTGAAGCTGCTGCTGGTTTTGATGTTACCTCAATAACTGGAGCTACAGCTTTAGCTTCCTTACCAGCAAGTACAGATGAATTTGTAATGAGTGATGCTGGAACTTTAAAACGAGTAGATTTTAAACACATGAGGGATGGTTGGGAATTTATTAGTGTTGATGCAAATGGAGGTACTGGAGGTACTTTTGAATTTACGAATATGAGTAGTGATTATATGGCATATATGTATTTCTTTAGAAATGTTTATTCTCAATCTTCAAATTCGGCTGGTGCTAACACATTAATGTATGCAAGATTACACACGGATGAATGGAGAGAAACGAATTATTATTCTGTAGCTATGGAAATTGAAAATGGTGGTTATAATAGTAGGACAACTGCTGATGCTGGTTACGCACAACTGATATGGCAAAATATAAAAGGCACTAATTCACAAACTGCTGGAGAAAAATTTAATGGTTGGGTTTATATTGAAGACCCTCATGCTGTTGATACTCAAAAAATAGTTCAGTTTGACATAGCTTATAATAATTCTGATAGCGACCTAACTAGAGTTGCTGGTGCTTTTGAAAATAGTAATGCTAACGATAGAATAACAGGAATAAGATTTTATGCTTCTAGTAATAGTTTTAGAGGCTCTTGTTATCAATACGGAATAAAATATTCCCCAGAGGCTTAATATGGTACAAAACGGAGAAACAGGACAAAGAGATTTTGACGATAATCCACTTAAATATTATCTTTTAGAAGTAAGACTAAAGAGAGATGATATTTTAAAGAGAACTGATAAATGGTTTTTTGAAGGAGATGGTGCTTTTACTGAAGAACAAAAAACATATCGTCAAACTTTAAGAGATATTCCTCAAAATTATACAACACTTGAACAAATAGACCCTACTGTTGCTGGCTCTATCTTGGAAAGAGATGAAAATAGTAAACTTAAACATTCAGTATGGAGTATGTCATGAGTTACATAGGCAGAGGAGCGGCAGTAGATGAGAAACGTGCTGCTGTGAAATTAAAATATCCAAAAGGTTAAATGCTACTAGGACACACAACATTCGCCGAACAGGCCTTTCAGGACGCAAGGCTGGACGCGGTGCACAACATCGAGTTCGCGGAAACGGGATTCGGGCTGACATTTAGTACTGGATCGGAAACGGTTACCGGAACGGCGGTCGTGTCACCTGATGGCAGTGCTATTACTGTTAGTTTGGGTGAAGAAACAGCATTCGGTGAAGCGTTCCAGGTGTTAATTAGCCTGTCGGCTGGATCTCCAAATTTATTGATTTGGAACGAAGTGGATGACACGGAGGTTGACAGCATAACATGGTCGGAAGTGTTTGAGGATTAAATATGGCAGATGACGCAACGATAAGCTTAACGGCAACAATATTGCCAGATGAGATTTCTAAATCTATTAGTGGATCCATGACGGTAACACCGGATGACGCAAATGACAAATGGTATTACAAGCTGACAGCAGTCACAACAACAAGTGCTGATCTGATTGCTGGTCGCTTTATTGATTATACTGCCGTTGATCAGGATACGGACATGACAGCGGTAAGTACAAGTGATAAGGTGAAATTTCTGTTCATTAAGAACACAAGCACGGCGGACGGTATTGTTATTTGCCTGGACGGTGGAGTAGCAGCAAATGATTTGGCGGACGGTATTTTTATTGGTCCCTCCCAGTCATGGTTTGGAAGACTGCCGAACGTGACCGTGGCAAACATTCACGCGATATCTTCGGATATAGCAGACGCAGGTGACGCGACGGCAAATGCGATTGTCGCCGCTTTAATAGACGATGTGGCATAAGGAGGAATAAATGGCTTCGACATATTCAAGTTCACTGAACTTACAATTAATGACCACGGGGGAGAAATCAGGAACCTGGGGTACAATTACAAATGAAAATTTTCAAAAGCTGGAATCAGCGATCAAGGGATATGTCTCGGTAGCAATAGCGAGCACGTCGGATTCCCTGACGGCGACGGACGGATCAACGACGGACGAACAAAGTAACGCAATAATCAAGCTGACAGGAACGCTGACAGGAAATACAACCATGAGCTGCGAAGCCGTGGAATCATGGTACATTGTTGATAATGCAGCAAGCATGAGCACTTATACACTAGGCTTCAAGCCTAGTGGTGGTACGGCTACGAATTTAGTTTCAGGATCAAAACACTTATTATATACGGATGGCTCTGAAATGTTCGATGTCCTGGATGACTGCGGAGACATCACGGCCAACGGAACGTTGGATGTGGCAGGAGCGGTCAGTCTTGACGGCGGTGCTTTTGTCTTCAATAATACGGGAGCAGACCTTAATTTTACCATTAAATCCGATGATGACGCTGCTAACTTCTTCTCTGACGGAGGGGAGGACAGGATAGGAATAGGAACAGCCACACCTTCAACAAAACTTCATGTTGTTGGTGGTTTTAAAGCCACAGGAGCTGTTGATCTGGACGGTGGAGCTTTTGTATGGAATGAAACAGGAGCATCAATAGATTTCAGGTGTGAGACAAATACATTGGATGATGCTTTCTTTATTGATGGATCGGCGGACAAAGTTGGTTTTGGTTGTCAGGATCCAGCAGGTGCGATGGTTGAAATAAATCAATCTAATTCATCAGGAGCAATTGCATGTCTGTCATTGGATCAGGACGATACCGATGAACCTTTTATTAAGTTTGACGGAACAACCGCTTCGGATCAATCATCAAGTCTTTCAACAGATACAAGCGTGGGCTCATTGACAGGACATATTCGTATTGATGTTAATGGAACGGATTTTTGGATACCTTACTACGCAACTAACTAGGAGCATGCATGCCACTGACAAATTTGCAAATTGCACCAGGAATAGATAAACAAAATACAGAATACGGTGCGGAAGGAAAATGGGTAGATTGCGATAACGTTCGCTTTCGCTATGGATTGCCGGAAAAAATAGGTGGCTGGGCGAAAGTGTCAAGTGATGCCTTAATCGGCGCAACACGCGCTATTCTTGCGTGGTCCGATTTGGACGGCGTTAAGTACGCCATGTACGGCACCAATAAAAAACTCTACGTTTGGTCGGAGGAAAGTTACGCGGACATCACGCCCACGCGCGGGACAGGAAGCATAACACAATTTGAAACAACTAATGGTTCACCAACCGTTACGGTAACGGACGCGAGTCACGGAGCAGTCATTGGAGACATGGTGACCATATCAAGTGTTAGTGGGGCCATTGGAGGATTATCTCAAGCTAATTTACAGAACGAATTTGAAATACTGTCCGTGCCAAGTACAAGTACATATACAATTACGGCGCCCGCAAACGCAACATCCAGTACAACGGGGGCAACGGCAACAGCTACATATGAAATTAATACATCTTCCGCCACATCCATCTTTGGTTATGGTTGGGGAGCAAGCACATGGGGCGCTTCCACATGGGACACGAGCCGTGAATCACTGACCGGCGCTGAAGGCGTGCTGTTGGATTCAGGAAAATGGGCTCTTGACACCTGGGGGGAGGATGCCTTGGCCTTGCAGTTCAATGGCGGTCTCTATTACTGGGATACATCATCAGGACTTTCAAGCAATTTAGCCTCAACAACTAACGTGTCAGCGGCACCGACAAAATCACGGTTTATGCTGGTATCAGGCGAAGACCGACATGTTATTTGTTTAGGCACGGAAACGACAATAGGAACAACGTCCACGCAGGACAACATGTTTGTCAGGTGGTCGGACCAGGAGGATGTCAACACCTGGGCGCCAACGGCAACAAACACGGCGGGGACAAAAAGATTGACGGATGGAAACTTTATTCAAACGGCTGTTAGAAGTAGGGGAGCTGTCCTGATATGGACGGACGCCTCATTGTATGCAATGCAGTTTATTGGTCCTCCCTTTACTTTTGGATTTAAGCAAATAGGCTCCAACTGTGGAGCGGTAGGCATTCACGCCGCCATTGATGTTAGTGGCATAGCGTATTGGATGGGCAGTGATTCATTTTTCTTATATGATGGTGCTGTTCGTAGAATACCCTGCACAGTTCAGGATTATGTCTTTACGGACATTCAGGTGAGTGCGCAACGTGACGTGTTTTGCGCGGCCAATACGGAATTCAATGAAATAACATGGTTTTATGCGTCAGCGGATTCAACGCAAATTGACAGGCAAGTGACATTTAATTATGCGGAAAATTTATGGCATATAGGAACCCTTTCACGCACCGCATGGGTGGACAGGGGTGTCTATAACAATCCATACGCAACCGAATTCAGCGCATCCGATACAACAACGCCCGTGACGACAGTGGAAGGCGTAACGGCGGGAAGAACATTTGTTTACGCGCATGAAACAGGCGTGAACGATGACGGCAGTGCCATAACGGCGCACATAGAATCAGGGGACATTGACATCGCCGACGGCGATCAGTTCATGTCTGTCAGGAGGTTCATTCCTGATTTCAAGAATCAGGCCGGAAATGTGGATGTAACATTAAAAACACGTCCCTACCCGGCGGGAACACAGACAAGCCACGGCTCGTACGCCGTTGCAACGACAACAACGAAACAGGACACACGGATCAGGGGACGTCAGGTAGCGGTACGCGTTGAAAGCGACGCCGTTGATGACAAGTGGCGCTACGGAACATTGCGCCTGGAAATACAGCCTGACGGAAGGAGAGGTGCATAATGGCGCAAATTATCATACCACGTTTACCAGACGCACCCGATCAATACGACAGGCAGCAAATGGCGCAATTGGTACAGTCACTGGAGCAAATGATTTTTTTATTAAACAACACATACACGCCAGAGACACTTCGCCATGATGATGAGGCGGTTTCATGGTTTTTGACATAAATGGCAAACGTCTATACAAATTACAAAGCGGTGCTGACGACCAACGCT